CCGTAATCAACTCGTAGAATTTTCTGAGAAGCAACGCAATTAATCATCCCTCCGTAAGGGCACGATTTAATCAAGTCAAGGAGCTCATAAAAAGTCTCAGTGGTGAGACCATATCTGCGTAATAATGAAGATTGTGATAGGCGCACATCAGGTGAATCATCTAACTCATCCAATAAGTAATTACTTAAGTTTATTGGTACATCATTCTTGGAAGAGAATTTCTTCTGTAGAACACGCAAAAGAGCATGATTGCCACTATGTTTGAAGGCAGTGACAAGAGCAGAGTTAAAATTGTATGCACGTTTAATGAGTGGTATCTTACGTTTACCAGGAATGTCTCCATGAGAGGTACCAAGTGCGCGTAAAATAACGCCCAAGTTCAGAGTCGGGTGGATTTCACCTTCTTCTGTAAATGTTGGCGAATGCTTAAGAAATTGAGCCTCTTCAATATAATTAATAGGATCGCAACTCACTAGATATCCAGCACGGGCAGCGGCTGTGATAATGTGTTGTTTAGCGTTCTCAACGGTGGGTATTGGTCCACGGTTGATCTCGCACCAAATTAAAATTGAAGCTAAATTATTAATAAAAGTAGTCATCGTAGAACCAGAAAGTAAAGTAGGGACTCTGGGTTTGAGTCGTATCTTAAATTTTCGGATTTGTGTAGATTTGATGACCAACGGTTGCATAAGCTGTTCGACGACACCATGAAGAGCAGCTTCAAACGGTGTATTGTCAAAAAGATGTTTGATAAGGTAGAATAACGGCGATCCATGCGATAAATCACAAGTGGAAATGTCAAGATTACAACGATAATTACCGTTAAGACATTTAAGATTTATAATAGAATCATCGGAGAAGTAGGCAAAGTAAGAATCGCGTCCGTTGACGCTTTCGAACACACTCCTTAAATGTTCGTACTTCGGAGATTGAATAAAATGAGAATTCAAGAAATTGACATCAGAGAGACAGTCTTTTAAGACACCCATAACAAATGCAGCTCTAAGAGAACCAGGAGTAGTGAGATCGCCAATAAGTCGTGGCTTCTTGCCAGGTTTGGCATACTCGTTCCTCTTGAGCTTCCCGTTGCATTGTGAAATATATGTCTTATGCGAAATCCAACCATTCTTGAGTAATTCTTTCCAAGCTTGCATCCTCAACTTCTTTTTCGTATGAGGTTCAAGTACTAGCTTTGCAGTGCTAATAAAGTGGTCTGAAAACAAAAGCATCTTCGATCGGACTGAAGATTTAAGTTCTTCGATAAACTTCCCAAAAAGCAAATTAGTAGCAATTGAGATAGCTTGATTATCAAGTAATTCAAAATGATATCCCTCTCTTAGGGGCTCGCGTGCTCCCAAAATGCGACGAGCGGCTAAGGACAAGTTTTTGTCGGTATTAGCGTAGATAACACCAGAGTGGTAAAAATGACACCAAAACTTGGTACGAAAATCGGTAAGAAAAATCCGTTGTGGAACAACTGAATCAGGAAATTTCAAACCACCATCAAAGTAAGGGGACTTTGACTCAAATCGACCGTTAGACAAAAAAGGTTCGTCTAACTCGCATTGTTTTGGGCATAGCCTAAAAATCCCAATCTGAGTCCACTGGCCAAGCGGAACTCTGGGGATCTCCTAGTAAGAACTGAGAAGAGAAGTCCGGTGAACAGCAGCACCAGTTGTACGTGCTGTGTTTGCCAGACAATATTGATAATAATAGAGTGCAGTGGACTCTTTAACAGATTTTAAGTATTTAGTATTCGCATACTGATATTCAAAGATCCCTACACTCTTATCGGTTAACTCAGGATGTGGATAGGTCTTCTCAAGTTCGCGTAGTAAGACCATACTAATGATCTCATTGCGATACAGGGTATAACCGGTGCGACTATAACACAAAGGGTCATAAACTAGACAATTATCTTTAACTTGATCAGGAGTGGTGATAACAGGATGAAAACCATAAAGAGCATGGTCAGTGACATCATCTTGCTTACTAGCGGCATTCACCTCAAGAAGTTTCTTAATATAAGGAATAATGGTAAGATTATACTCAGCAATTTCTTCAAAGGCTTTATCGAAGAGAACAGCTTCACTCTCACGAAGCATCTCTCCAATGAAGCCACGCTTACTTTTATAAAAAGAAAAAAGGTTGGCAAAATGATACACATACCAGGTGAATAAGTATGTTAATAAAAATAATAATAAGTATCTAATTGGAACACTCTCAATAAATTGAAAATTATAATAGATTTTAACTTCGACTAAATCAGGAGGGGAAGGCTCAAGTGTTTCCTTAACTTCAAATTCAACGCCCGGCATAGATACAGTTCCGTTCTTGTTAGAAAAATGCTCAGGGTTAATGTTTGTATGAGAATATGGAGCAGGACTTGGTCTAGGAATGTGTTTACCTTGATAAACGCGCGTTTCTGCACCTTCGTCTTCTCCAGAGAAAACCAACTCACCACGAGGTCCATAGTTGCACTTACCACCAGCACCTGGATTGCGCGAAAACTTATGGGTGTTAGCCTCTTTACGAGTTCGTTTTCTAGCGTCATTCTTATTTTTCTTTTCGTTCATCGTATCATCGGTATTTGTTGCTTCACCATTGTTACCATTAAGTTGGGTGCAACAAATAAAAAATTTAACTCCAAGTGAGTTGAGTCGAGTAATGATAAGATAATTATGCCAAGGTCGAATGACAAAATAATGAATGATTCGATAAGTCAACATAATAAAATGAGGGAAAATCTTCAGGAATGTTCGGAAGGTAACGAATAATAAAATATTAAATGAAATAATGCTAAGTGTAATGAATAATATATTTTTAAAAATATCTTTAAGGTTCATCATAAAATAATAACAAAATAAAATATAGAATAATGGAAATAATAACAAAAGCAAATAGAAGGTATCATCGGAATTGGTAACTTCTCCGTTGTTGCCATTAAGGGAGGAAGAAACTTGATGATCATTAGTAATTCGCAATAAAGTGTCGACAGCCATTTCAAAAAGGTCAAGGTTAGTGATCTCACGATTGGAGGCAGCAATAAGTCGAACAAGAGCAATGACTTCAGAGGTTGTTGTGAAGTGATGATTGCATTGATATGACTGAGTCCACGGAGCACTACCATTTCGTGAGATAGTGAAATGACTTAATTTATAATAATGTGAGTAATTAATAAAAAATGCTGTAAAATGGTAATTGGGTGATAAAGATATGCTAATAGTGCAGTAAGTGTCATCTGATTGTGTCCACTCTCCGTGTGAACCGGAAAGTTGAGGGAAGATAACAATGGATGAAATAAAATGAGTAACAAATAAATGATGTAAACATTGACATAAGTGATTGTGATAGTAATAATAATAAGTAATAAAAATAATAAAATTATGTCTCACAGCCCTTATGTCCTCCGACATAAGGGCACCTCCTCAAATAGAAGCGTTGGTGAAACCGTTACCTAAATCTGTAAAAATAATATCAGTGTCAAATGTATGAACGCCAGCAGCATTGACAATAGAGTTAGGCGCAAAAGCAATATTAGGAATGGTCGTGATGTCAGTGACGACAACATAAAAAACACCAACTCCAGTACCATTGTCGTTCTCAATAGCAGTCAATCCAGGAGCACTATTGATGTCTAACAAATTAAGAAAATTAAAATTAGTCAGAGATTGAACATTAGGAGCAGTCCCAGTGACAGGTAAACCAGACATATAATTAGTGATAACAACCTGGTAAACATCACCAAGTGCAGCATCAGGAAAAAATACGAGAGTAGTTCCACCAACATTCGTTAAATAGGCGTTATCAAGGGCACCAAGTAAGACTGGTGCTGGTTGTCCAGTAACACTAACATTGATAATAGGGTAATCTCCAGTGAGGTTGTAAGGTTGAGTACCACGAAAGTGAGCATAACCAAATCGGGCATTTGAAAGTCTGGGCTTAGAAAGAATAACCTCAAATGCAACCCAAAGTTCTCCGATAACTGATAAAACAGGGAAAGTACTAGCAGGTTGTGTAGCAACATAAAGAGTGCCAAAGTCGGTAGTGGTAACTGGAATATCAGGATTGTTCTGCTGACGTACTAAATATTCATTCTGCATGGTTAATGCGCATTCAACTCCATAAAGCATACAACCATCGAATCGAGCAGATAGAGCAAAGTCAGAATTTTCCATCTGCGTCTTATTCGAAAAAGGTAAAGCAGCAGCATTATAAGACATACAGATAATGATGGAACCAATAGCGGAATTACTATTATAAGGTGAAGTAGTAGAAACAAATTCAAACACAAGTCCTTTAAAATGATATTCTTCAAAATTACCAGCCAAGGCGGCCAACCAGGGAGAGAAAGAAGACAATCCAGGATTGACTGACCAACTTTCGATATTAAAAATCCCAGCGTTCGGGCCGGTATTAATATCTTGTATATATTCACGGTGTGGTACTGTAATACCGGCATTAGAAAAACTCGCGGTGGCTGGAGGTGATTTGGAACCTGGAAAAAGAGAATTGGTAACAGGAGTATCATTGACCCCATAATCGCCAGCACCAATCAACTTGGAAAACCGTGCTGCCATGCGCTTACCGAACGAACCAAGACCAACCTTCTTACCTAAGCTCTCTCCAGTATCAGTAATAAGATTTTTAGCCATGCTTTTCAGAGTTGGCATAGCACTTCGCACGGCCATAGTGGCGGCTTTCTGAATATCAGAACTGTAGTCTCCACGGCCGCGGATACGAACATTAACAGCGGCGGGACGTTGCTTGCGTGGCTGTTGATTTTGTTTCTTCTTATTATTACCTCCAAGAACACATAAGTTGACAGCAATCTCACAGTCGTCACCAATACAATATGGAGTAGTATCGGACAGGTCAAAAGGACGACCATCGACAGTTATGCGAATCGGAACGCATCGAGTTCTAGTCATTGAGCTGATAAAATTGACAAGGGCTGTTCTGTCAGTCTTCTCAGGTCCAGAAAAATATTGTGATTCACCAAGAAAGCTGATCCGCATGTTGTTTGGAGACCCGCAATGTCGGGAAAATAATCTATAGCTAAATCTCTCATCTTTTCCAAGCAAAAATGGGGACTTCTCCTTCGCATCGGAATGGCCAACAAGGAGTTCCCGAAGTTTCTGCTCTTCGGTGATTTTAGCATTAATAAATAATTCCTGAGGCGACAACTCAGGAGATCCAGGTGGCATATCACTTGGATTAGACTCCAACTCACTAAGAGTAAGAATCTCATGGTCGAATACATAAGCATGTTTAAGGTCTTGTTGACCAGTAGTCACACAACCTTGTTGGTTGGCGTCACCAGCAGCAGTGCTGGGCAGTACGATTGAGGTTTCAAAAGGTCCGATAAATAAAAACCCTCACAATTTGTATGAGGACAGCCGTATTGCTTAGTAAATGTTTCTTCCTGGGGGCGAAATTTTTGGTTATCGCGTGCAGTTGGACGGCCAAGTCACACTGCCCCCATATATGCCTCAACTAATTAAATAGTGGAAGAAAACAAGAACGGCAATTCGCCGTACTCATGCCTTAACTTGTATCATATCCTTACTCGAATACCCCGGTTTTTGAGACTCAGGGTATGATTTAACTACAACCTTGGACGGGTTGCAACGGTAGGTCTAATTTCAACAGGCCGGCCTATTCATAGAATAGACACACAACGATCAGAAACGTCGACTATAATTCACTTCGTGTTTACATGAGTTTCTTAAGAGGATTTTACATCATATCTCTTTGCATTCAATACCCCACTTTTCAAAGCGAGTCGTGGACTATCTTTTCACCACGGTTATGTTATCTCCATACACTTCTACTGTTTGGGTATCATGAATACTATCTAATATGACTCTGGCTGGCACCAACTCTTACGTTTGCCATAGCTGAATTCCACAGCTTAGATCTCGTGCTTAGTACACGAAATGCGCATCAATCAGGAAGACGGTTAACTACTCCGCTAACGTCATGATGCACACATTTGCGATAATCGCTGTCCCTTCCCATATGTAACTATGGAACCAAACCTGGCTTGTAACATTTGCAGTTGCTTAAGGGGGTCAAGTGATGACCAAGTTTGGTGAAAAGC